TCCCGGCAGAGACTTACAACGATGTCCTGATCCAAGCCATATACTACGCTCAGGAGCGTCCCGGTCTTCCCGGCCTCGCGGGTCCTACCGGCCCGCAGGGTGTTCAAGGTCCGCAGGGTCCGGCAGGGCCGCAAGGTATCCAAGGTCCGGTTGGTCCAGTAGGCCCGCAGGGTCCGCAGGGCGTCAAGGGGGAGAAGGGTGACACTGGCTCTCAGGGTCCAGTAGGTCCGCAGGGCATTCAGGGCTTACGAGGTCTCACAGGCGCGCAGGGTCCGCAGGGCGTTCAAGGGCCGATTGGTAACGTGGGTCCGCAGGGTCCAGTTGGACCGAAGGGAGACCGTGGCGAACAGGGCCTCAAGGGCGACAAGGGCGATCCCGGCAAAGATGGGCGATCCTTCACGGTTAATGCCGTGGGTCTTTTCGCAGACCGTTCTCTCTACGACAGCGAGCCCGCGAGTTTTGCCTTCCTTGCCACGGACGTGGGCCAGTTATTCATCCGTATGGGTGCCTCTGGTTGGTCCGATCCGATCCCGTTCGGCAAGGGTGATAAGGGTGACAAAGGCGACAAGGGCGATACCGGCGATGTAGGTCCAGAGGGTCCGCAGGGTGAGCAAGGTCCTCAGGGACCCGAAGGTCCGCAGGGCGTTCAGGGTATTCAGGGTCCTAAGGGGGATCAGGGAGAAGTAGGACCAAAGGGTGAGCAAGGCGATCCCGGTCCCACCGGTCCCGCAGGTCCGACCGACTGGAACCTCCTGACGAACAAGCCCTCATCCTTCCCGCCAACGGCCCACAATCATAACGCCGACTACTACACCAAGGCGGAAATCGATCAGATGCTCGCGGCCTACGCGCCGAAGGCTAATCCGTCCTTCACTGGAACCATCACTGGCGTGAACCTTGACCTCTCTGGCTGGATCACGGCACAGGGCAATATTCAGGCGTACACCTAATGGCGCTACCGTCTAGTGGCTCCCTTGGGGCCAATCAAATCAACATCGAACTCGGGAGGTCCGCTTCGGCGGGCTTCTCGATGAACGGAGCGGCAGAGCGAGCCCTTGCGGGTAAGCCTTCCGGCTCAATCTCCTTCTCCGACTTCCACGGTAAGTCCTCCGAGATCGTCAAGACGATGGCGGCTGGCGGCTCGATCATCACCCTCGAAAGTCTATTCACGGCAGCAGAGTGGGCGAGCGATACGCAGAAGCGGATCATCCTCCCGGCAGGAGTCGAACGAGGCAACTCATCCACGCTCGCAGCAGCCGTTACCATCGGCCCGACCGCATGGGGCGGAAACCTGATCTTCGACGTTGCGGGCGTCATTTCCGGCAAAGGCGGCGCAGCCAATAGCGGCGTGGGAGGGGACGCCTTTCAGGCCAACCGCGTCGGCAACGCAAACCAGAAGCTCATCCTGAACCTCCAGTCGGGGGCCGTGCTTCGGGGCGGAGGAGGTGGCGGCGGTAAGGGCGGAACAGGCGGCGGCGGTTCGACTACGACCACCGTGCGTGAACCTTCCTCCGGCTGGTCACAGGGATACGCCGATGGCCGCTACTGGATGGCTCTAACGGTCGGAGGCATGGGCGGGGACACCACGGTTATGTGGGATGGTCAGGCCGTAGGATACGTTCCCCACGGCACCACCGTCGCGTCATTCGGTGGATATACCTACTATCGCGGACCACAGTTCGATGAATATGGCGATGACGGACCCGGATACTTCTATTTCTACCAGAGCTACCGAACCTCGACCGCATCGACCCCCACATCAGGAGGAGCTGGCGGCAACGGAGGCGCTGGAGAAGGCTACGGCCAAGCGCGGTCTGGAGGCTCCGCTGGCTCCGCAGGTGGTGCCAATGCCGGTACAGGCGGAACAGGCGGCGCTGGCGGGCTCTATGGGGCCACAGGCGGCACCGGGGCGACAGGCGCTAACGGTTCTTCGTCAACGGGCCAAGCGGGCTCCGCAGGGGGCGCAGCGGGCTACGGCTTGCTCGGCTCCGCAAACATAACTCTCACCAACAATGGCTCGATCCTCGGGAGGACCGGATGATCGGACCAGCAACACAGCAAGGAAACTCACTCTTGGACAATGCCACGACTGCCGTTGCGGCCTCCGCAGTGGCAAGCCCTGTCTGGCTACCGTGGCTCCATACGGCTTCACAGGTAGCAGCGACCTTCGCTCCCATCCTCGGTGCCGTTTGGCTCGTCGTCCAGATTTGGGCGAAGATTTCCGAGGTTCGAGCTCGAAACAGAAAGGACTAGAATGACCGACAAGAAGGCCACACAGGACCTTCTGGAGCAGCTTCACGGGCTTATCGCAGCCGACATGCTCAAGCGCCTACAGTCGGGCGCATGTGAAGCCAAGGATTGGGCCGTTATCGTCAAGTTCCTCAAGGACAATGGCATCGACGGTCTCGCGAACGACAAAGATGGCGCGGCCAGCGCCTTTGCGGACCTCGTGAAGGCTGCACAAGCCAGCATCGGGAATATTCACCCCAATTAACCCCTCACAGCCCGCACAGGGCCATCACGTCCTCGGTAGGTTCGCCTATCGGGGACTGTTTTTTGCGTCCTGACGGGCTCCTCTGTCCGAAAGAGAGTCCATTACCAAGCAATCCCTACTCAACAATACGACCCTTGCCGGGGGTACTGCCGGCGATCCGCTTAAGGAGGACTTCAAGGTCTTCCTTTTCCTCATCTGGAAACACCTAAACCTCCCGGAGCCCACGCGGTCGCAGTATGTGATGGCCGAGTGGCTTCAAACGGGGCCTATTCGTCTCGTAATCGAAGCCTTCCGTGGCATCGGAAAGTCGTGGGTCACAGCGGCCTATGTGTGCTGGCTCCTGTACCGCGACCCGCAACTCAAGATCATGGTGGTGTCGGCGTCGAAGCTCCGCGCTGACGACTTCTCGACCTTCACACTGCGTCTGATCCACGAGGTTCCGTTCCTCAAGCACCTTATGCCTCGTGATGGCCAGCGTTCGTCCAAGATCGCTTTCGACGTAGGTCCCGCCCGTGCGGACCAGTCGCCCTCCGTCAAGTCTGTTGGTATCACCGGCCAGCTTACCGGCTCTCGTGCCGATGTGATTATTGCGGATGACATCGAGGTCACAAACAACTCCGCAACTCAGACCATGCGCGACAAGCTCAAGGAACTTACGAAGGAGTTTGCGGCTATCCTCAAGCCTCTGGATACCTCGAAGATCATCTACCTCGGCACCCCGCAGACGGAGCAGTCGATCTACAATTCGCTCCCCGAGCGTGGATACGAGATCAGGGTTATCCCGGCCAAATATCCCACAGCGGCTCAAAGAGCGCGATACGGCTCCCGCCTTGCGTCATACATCATCAAGGACCTCGAACGCGATCCGAGGCTCGTCGGTGGCCCCGTGTGCAGTCGTTTCAATACCGATACGCTGATAGACAAGATGGCAGAGTACGGACAGGCCGGTTTCGCTCTCCAGTTCATGCTCGATACGTCACTCGCTGACGCCGATCGCTACCCGCTCAAGCTCAAGGACATGATTGTCATGGACCTTGACCCTCAAAAGGCCCCGCTGGACCTCGCATGGGGCTCAGACAGCGGCCTCGCGCTTGATGACGTGCCGATGGTAGGCTTCGACGGGGACCGCTGCTACAGGCCATTTATGGTGGCAAAGGACGCATGGGCTCCGTACACGGGGGTTGTCATGGCCGTTGACCCCTCTGGACGTGGAGGAGACGAAACCACATGGGCCATTGTTGCGATCCTGAATGGTAGATTGTTCCTCTTGGACGCTGGTGGCGACACTCGCGGCTACGATGACGCTGTTCTGGAGCTTCTGGCGAACAAGGCCAAGACGTTCAATGTCAACGAAGTCATTGTCGAACCGAACTTTGGTGACGGCATGTTCAACAAGCTGCTGGCACCCGTGATGGCCCGCATTCATCCCTGCCGTATCACCGACAGTGAACGCTCGAAGGCACAGAAAGAGGCCCGTATCGTGGACACTCTGGAGCCTGTTTTGGCGCAGCACCGCTTGGTGGTTGATAAAGGACTGATCGAACGGGACTTCAACTCCACGAAGGAATATCTCCCGGAGCATCAGAATCGCTACCGGCTGTTCTACCAGTTGACCCGCATCACCCGCGAACGCGGCTCTCTCGTCAAAGACGACCGGGTAGACGCCCTGGCACTTGCCGTCCACTATTGGGTGGACGCTATGGCCCGCGATACTCAGAAAGCCGCTGAGCAAGCCCGTGAGGCCGCTCTGGAGGCTGCTCTACGTGAGTTCATGGATCATGTGATGGGTGGCTCACCCTCCCGCCCAAGCCTCATCCGTAGGCCCATCTAGCGGTTCCTGATGGGGAGGAGACGATGAAGTCCTCCCCTGACGGGGTATCTCTAATTACACCCTAGTTAAGGAAGGGGGTCCCCTATGTGTATATATAAGTGTATATGGGGACCCACTTACGTGGTGTCTGATCGGTGTAGATACCTGTCTTGATACGTGGTGTCTGATCCACGAGATTACAGTGGACACCCTCTACCTCGTCCCCCAACTCCATTACACCTAATCCCACCCCTCTCTCGTCCTTCGGCCTCGCGAGGGGTCAGTCTAAATTTGCCCCAAAAATCCGAGGCATCGACCTCGACAGGTGACGCCGCGCAGCACCCCCCGTGGCCTCGCGCACCCACGCGCATCACCCGCGCTTTCCATACCGTCTGGCACACCTATGGACACACTTCCAATCTAACATATTGATTTCATTAGTGACGCAAAGGATAGCGTATCTCTAGCGCCTCCAATCGGGCCACAATCGGTCACCAAACGCACCACGCAAGGGCCACCAACGGGGCAACAGGCGTTATGTTATTACGTGTCTTTGTCCCTATCTGTTGAACGATCCCGTCAGCGCACCAATCGGCCACCGTCCGGGCCACCATCGCGCACCAATCGGCACCATGCCCCACGGCAGACAAATCATCCCTGTTTCGAAACTAAATTCGGATAATCGGGCTACTGTAGGGCACCAAATCGGGCACAATCGGCACCAATCAACCCACTACAGGAACAATTTCTTTCGTTTATGTTCAATGACTTAGCTGAAATCCGCAAAAAGATATCATTTTTCCGCTTGCAATCGTCCCGATAATGGGACTAAACATTGGCCATCGAACGACGCAACGGGCCACCGGCCAGCGGGGTTCTCGGGGTCACAAACGGGACCGGGGCGGAGTTCAGGGAATGCCAGAGCGGGGCTAGGCCCGCCAGACTGCCACAACAGGCCGCAAGGCTTACGTGGGTTCTTTGACAATCGAATATGGATTTCCACCATAGCGGGGCGCGAAAGTTGCGACCAACGGGCGGGGGAAGCGGAGAGGAAAGCGGTTCCTAAAGGGACACGGAAGGCCAGCCTAGCGGCGGTCGGAAGGTTCACGGAAGGCGCACCAATAGCGCACCACGAAACGGGTCTTAAGACGGTGCCTTGGGGTAATCTTCCCATTACGGGGAGGAGTGACGGTGGACCGGACAAGCAAACCGTGTCCGGGAGCGGGAAAGGGAGACTGAGTACCAGCGATGACGAATAACGGAAAGCAATCATTCTGCTGAGTGGTCCCGAGCAAGGGACCGCTTGGCACCCATGAGGGGCCGCGAAATGGGCCTTTGATGAGTGTCAAGCAAGTGGGGTTCTCACATGACAATTCATGCCAAATTCTGGAAAGAGCGATATCAGCCGGGCATTGTAAGCCTTGGATCGATGCTCCGTTCCGTCCGCGATAGCAACCGCCAGCGGTGCTACAAATGGGAATGGAAAGACCTTCGACCGATCCAGAAGAAGCTCGGATATGACGAGGCGCGGGGTTATGCACGTCTCTGCGCCAAGATCGCAATTCGCCGGATGCGTGAAACCGGGTTGATGAAATCTGACGAGGTGGCGGACGAGGTTCGCGCCTCCTTCAAAGCCGCGTTCACAAAGGAACGGCTGAAACGATGCGATGGCAGCGCCCACGGCGTCTACTTCGCGGAGTGGGGCTGGACGGACGTTATAATCGCCCATGAGGTGGCGCATTGGGCCGACCAATGGGCACACCGCCTTTCGGGTAATCTCGCCTTCGGACGTGTCGATTATGAGGCCCACGGTCCACTCTGGCGGGGCTGGTTTGTCCACATTCTCGCCCATGCGGGGCTCCGGTCGATGGTCGGGCTCCTTGATCCAATCAATGCAACGCGGCGGATGATGACGGAGAGCCTAGATGGCGCTCGTATGTCTTACGTTTTGCCATAATCAACCCACTATAGGGAGTATTTAGCGATGAAAGAATTTGTAGTTCAGAAGATCAACGACGCTCGTGGCAATTGGGAGGATGAAGTCTCGTCCTTCGCAAAGGTGGAGGCAATCAAGATGCTCCGCGAAGCTCGCAGGGAGCATGGCGACTACAACGTCCGCATGATTACGCGACGGACGGTCCACTAATGACCGAGACCGCACAAGGGCTCTTTGTCCTCCTCATCATCGGCCAGTTCAGCCTGACACTGTTGGGCGCGGTCTGGCTCTCCCGAACCATGCCGAAGGAGTAAGCGCATGACGCGCAAGGATTACGAGACGATTGCCGCTGCGATCCGGCGGAGCCGCGCCAAAGACCGGGAAGGAATTGTCCGGGTCATCGCTGGCAACATGCTGGACGATTTAGCGGAAGACTTGGCTGGCGAACTCGCTGCCGACAATCCCCGATTTGATACCGCCCGCTTCCTGAAAGCGTGTGGCTGTGAAGCCTGATCCACCCATTCCGCGCCATTAGTGCGCCCAAATCATCCCACTATAGGAACCAATTCGATGACTGATACCGTCGCCACGAAGGAAAGCAGTGCAGCCGCCGTCGCAAAGGCAGTCCCGGCAACGTCCGTGGCCGTCAAAATTGAAGGCTATGACAACGCCTCTCGGTCGCCCGTTCAGGACGGCTTTGTGGACCCTTTCAAGGCGGCGGATTTTCTGGTCGTCGGACAGGTTCGCTCGTCCTTCACCTATGACGTTCTCCCCACGTACAACAACCCAAATGTAGAAGCGGCGGTAGATCGTCTGCAACGCGCGGGTTATCGCTCGAAGCATATCGTGTCGCTCCCGGCGGAGCAGGGCTACTCTCCGTGGTCCTACTTCGAGAAGTACGTTCTGCCGTTCATGCATAGCCCGTGGAATGGAAACTCGATTTTCAGCGATAATTTGGACCGCTGGATTGAGAGCTTCCCGGTCCCCTCAAAGAAGGTTGCGGGGCTCGTCGCTTACTTCCAAGATGCGGACAAGCGGGCTCGCGACATCCAGACGCCGATTAAGCCGGGGAAGTACCTCAAGAAGTTCTTCGGCGACATCCTCAGTGAGGAGACCATTCAGGCTCTCGCGTTGGAGTGGACGAACGCTTACTCGCCTCGTGCATTGAATGTCACGCAGGACGCCGACGAGATCGAGCGCGTCTATCGCGGCAAGTACAATGGCTCTTGTATGCACTTCCGTCACGGCGACCACAGCGGCGATGAGCATCCCGCTCGTGTCTACGCCGGTCCAGACCTCGGTATCGCCTACATCGGTGACATCGACAGCGTTGATGGGCGTTGCCTCGTCTGGCCCGACAAGAAAATCTACTTCGGCAAGTTCTATGGCGATTATCACCGCTTGGAAGCCTCGCTGATCGCCGCCGGGTACTCGGAAGGAGAGGAAGCGGAGTTTAGCGGCGCTCGCCTCCAGCGCATCCCGTATGGAGGTGGTTTCGTCCTTCCTTACATCGACACTCACGAGAGCGTCAGGGACAACGGAACGTGGCTCATTCTGGACGATGACGGTGAGATTGGTGCACGAAACACCAATGGCCTGTCGGATGACGTCTGCCGTTGCGACGATTGCGAGGAGCCCGAACACGAAGAAAACATGACCTATATCGGGTCTGTTGATCGCCGGGTCTGCGAGCATTGCCGCTCCTCCAACTACTTCTATTGCGATGAAATGGATGACTACTACCCGGACGAGGATGGCGTCTCTGTTGAAGGCGCGGGCACTTATTCGCGGCGTGGCGTTGACCGGATGGTCAATCGCGAAACCGTCTTCTTCTGCGAGGAGACCGAGGAGTATTATTCCTCCTCCAGCTACGACCACACTGTGCTGACGGATGGGCGCACTGTGGCGCTTCATATCGCGGAGGAGCGTGGCTACTTCTGCGCCTTCTCGGATCAATACTCGCTCGATCACAACACGAAGCAGGAACTCTCCGATGGTCGCTATGTCGATTTGGACATGGTTTCCAACACGGCTGAACTCGACGCTTGGTGCGACAGCGAAGGCGTGACGCTCGTCGGGGCTATCAAAGACGAAAACCAGATCGAACTCGCCTTGGCCGCTTAATGCGGCCCGGTCGGTCCTCTCTATTCCCACATAAGGAGCCTCGGCATGGCCCGCTCGGCTGACGAAAGCACAATCCTCCAGATGTTCCGCTACATGCGCCCGATGGGCTCGACCACGGAACAGATTTTCATCAACCAATACCTCGCACCTCTCGGGTTCAAGCGGGATGAGTTCGACAATCTCGTCCTGACCGTGGGGGAGAACGCGCCTTTCTTGTTCTCCTGCCACATGGATACGGTGCATAACGTGGAGGGACTGCAAACGCTCTCCTACGACGAGGAGACCGGCATTCTGTCGCTCTCAAAGAGGGCGAAACGTTCCGGCTCAAATTGCCTCGGGGCGGATGACACGGCGGGAATTTGGCTCATCACTGAAATGGTGAAAGCTGGAG